CGGAGATCCGCCTGAGTTCGTCAAGGAAATCATAGAGGCAAACATCGGGCCTCAGCGGACATACCAGGATGAGCTCATGGATTTGATGGAACTGATAACGCGTGACGATTATTCATGGGGACGACCGAATATAAAATATGGTGATGTATATATTCCATCGCTTTATGAAAAGAAGGCTCTTGAATTAGTTGTTGGAATGGATACGAGCGGGTCGGTGTCAGATGTAGAACTCAAAATATATGGTGGCGAAGTGTCTGGAATCCTGCAGGAGTTTGAAGGTATCGAGGTAATCGTCATTTATCACAGCACACGGGTGACGCATGTCGAAAGGTTCAGCGCCGACGATCTTCCAATAGAGCTAAAACCAATGGTAAGGGGTGGCACTTGTTATCTGGACACATTCAAAGAAGTTGAGCGTCAGGGACTCGATCCAATTGTGATGTTGTATTTTACAGATCTCTGTGTTGGAAGAAACAACTATCCAAGCAAGCATCCGGACTATCCGGTGTATTGGCTAAACACGGCAGGCAAAGGAGTGAGGCACAGTCATCCGCCGTTTGGCGAGGTGATCGATCTGGATCCAAATGTATAGGGAGAAAAATGGCAAAGAAAAAAGAATATAACGAGGCGTATAATCCTGTGGCAAGAATGGCTTCTGTCATGGAAGCCATCGATCTTGCTTTGAAAGATGAAAAAAATGTCATAATTGGAGAAATGCATATTTACATCAATACTCACGGAAACAATGTTTCACGTGAAACAAGGGAGGAATCAAATGAATGAACTTGAAGTAACGACAACCGTAGAACTGAACAAACAGGATGTTGTCACGGTGGCTATGGCCAAGATCGAATCTCATATCAGAAAACGAGTCCGGGAGGCAAAAAAGAAAATCAGTGAACTCGACAAGCTAATTGGCGAAAAACAATTGTTCATCGAAACTGAAAGCGAAAGAATCATCCCGGCACCGATGTTAGCAAAAAGAAAGAAAATGGAAAGAGGGGTTAGGGATGCTGGTTTTAAGGATATTGTATATCGGATTAATTTCGAACAATTCGAAAATTCAAAGACCAACAGGTATACAGCTTCTATCATGAAGGGAACAGAAGACAGAATATCTCATGTAATCGTTCTGGAAACCGAAGTGAAAGATTTCAACAAATCCCAGAGCAATGCCATTGACGATATTGCGAAAATGAGAAAACAAAAATCAGACCTTGCGGATGAAGCCGTAAAATGGAAATCAAAGCTGTCAGATATGGCAGCTGTGGAAAGACAGATGAGAGCGAAGGTTGTAGAGTCAGAACTTGAGAAAACAAAAGACGGCAAAGCTCTTATCGCAATATTAACCAAAGACTACGAGGAAACAATCAATCTTCTTGAGATGTAACCATGATTGCATTTATAAAAAGTGGAGGTAAGTGGACAGAAGAAAAGGATAATTTAAGAATCCTTGAAGAAAGAGATGTTGTATTTGCTGAATCTGTTGAAGATGCTGTAAATTTTCTCAACAATTCGGATATTTACAATCCCTATGGAAATGATTTTGTATTATTTAGAGTGGGATATCGAAATAGAACCTATAATGATAAGAATCCCCCATATATAATTGATATGTATTCAGCACCACAACTAAAGGATATGCCATTAAACAGTGCGATGGCACATATCAAAAACAGAGGCTGTGTTCACCTTGATAATAATGCTATTATCAAAGAATGGGAAAAAGAAATTGGCGGTTCGCTTGAAACTCTTGGGATTGTGAAAGTCGGATGGGCTTGTGTAAAGTACGATCCAGAAAGGGCGAAGAAAGAACTGAAAAACAGAAAGGCAAGGGAGAAAAGAAGAGAAAAAAGCATCGACAAATATACAAGATTCATTTATACAAACGATCTTGCAAGTTTCATCCGAGCAATGTCAATAAAGATTGAAGAATCAATGACTAGAAACTATATGTATTACATATATTTTAATCGCACATACCCGAGTACAAAGTTTGGACTGTGTGAATATATATTTCTTTTCATTCCCATCTTTGAATTATTTTTTGGAAAAAAATCTTACAGAAAAATAAACGAATTTCAAACATTAAAAGATAAATGGAAAAAAGGAAATCCTGAAACATCAGAAGCTGTGACGGTAAACCAAAAGTTTTTTGATTTTATGAACAAAGAAATTAAAATCAGAAAACCAAGAAATAATAATTTAAAATCTAGGCTTGGTCCGCAGGTCGAACCTTAGTTCCCCCGCCGGTTTCATACCTTGCTGAGTCATCGTGAAGCGGAATCTGTTCCGGAGTATTCGCCTCAGTTTCCGCTCTCACGGTATCTCTTAATTGAGTTGTCATGTCCGGGAGCAGAACATCGGCAGTTTTCATTTGCAGTTCAATTCTAAATGATTTGCTAACCATATTCCGCATTGCTGTGAAATTATTGTCGAGCTCAACAGCAAGTTCGTCGATAGAAAAATCTTTACTGCGTGTGATCTTAACATCTTCAAACCATTCACTTTTGTTCTGCCATTTTAACCACAAGCGTACAATTTGATATTCAGCTTCGGTCATATTTTCAGATTTTTTGGCGAGAACAGAAAACAGCTGCTTGAAATTATACCGGAGCGCAAGACCGCTCTGGGCTTCATTGGATGTACGCTGTCCGTGCACGCCGTTGAGATGTGCTGTCCGGTAAACTTCTTCAGCCTTTCTGTCAATCCACAAAAGAACTGCCTGAATAGGTTCAAGGATTTCTGTCGGCATCCAGTCTGGCTTGCCGCCCTCACCGAATGTCGGATCAAACTCATGGACAACCCTCGGTCCAGTGTCCTGCTTCTCATCATCATCACCTTCGTCCGGTCCAAGTTCTTTCTCCATTGGAATTCTGAGCATTGGAAATCCAGCCAGCTTCAGAATTTCTTCGCCGCATGACAGATTGCGGACAACGCTCGTAACAATCCTTGAGCTCTCGGTTATGTCACTCCGACCAAGATATGAGAATCTTGCACGCTTTACATTCGGCATCCATATAAATGGAATTTCTCCGATTGAATTTTCTCCGGATTCGATCATCTTCGGTTTTTTTGACTGTCCTTCTAAAATCCACCGTTCCCATGTATCGGGATACCATATAAGATAACTGCCATCTTCCTCATACAATTTTAAATAGGTTAAGACCTTTCTGTGGGTACCCGGATCCCTTTCAAACTTCCAGTCAAGAATATTCGGGAGGGAATACATCGTAACGTATGGATAAACTTTCTGGCTCATTTCTCCACCGACAGTTGCGTTGCCGTTATTCGGTTTGTTCACAAGGATACCAATAGATCCCGCTGTGGCACTAAGCTTCTGGGCTTCATTAATGAAAGACTGAAAATCAGAGTTATCAAGATCGCAGTCCTTTTCAAACATGAGCCACTGCGGATCAGATCCAAGCTTTCCGAGCTCTTTTGCGGCTTCTTTCTCTGTCAGATAAAAATTAAACAAGTCAATGATTGACTGTGCATAATTGAAGTTATATCCATTTTTAATCCTGTCCAGCCAGTTTGCAGCTGATTCTCTCGAGCTATACCGATATAAACAATATTTAATAAATTCCTCACCACCGTCATAGGTCAATTCATAAAGCTGCCACGAATCTATATTCTCTTTATACAAATCATGCTGTTTTTCCAGGTCCTCTTTTTTCATTTGTACCACCTTATGTTGCGTCGCTTGTATCGTGGTTTGGACACCCACTTCAAAAATTGAGTCGTCGAGTCAACATCATCGTCTTCCCTGCCCAGCGGAAATTGACACATGTTCGTTTCATACTTGACAAGCCATGGTGCTTCATCCGGCAAATACACACGGCCGCCTTCAATTAAAGTTGACACCTCTTCTGCCCTAAGTACTTTATTTTTTTCAGGATATACTCCGACAATCGGAATCCTTGTTTCATCTTTGATAACTTGAATTAAGCTTTGGCCAGAGCCCCTGTCTTCGATAATCACCATAACAGGACCAACATTCCATTTTGAATATCTTTTCCACAATGATTTTGTCCAGTGCTTTAATTTTGGGAAAGAAAGGTGTTTATTGAAAACATGTATAAGGTAATATCCATTTTTTGAAATACCCCACACGGTTGCTGATGACGGGTCATTGACTTCGGACTCCTTAAATGCGGTATCCCAGCTGATAACAATCTGCATAATTCCAAATGGTTTCACATCAGGAGGATCATGTTGTGCAACAGCCATTATGTCGTATTCAACAACCGGCCTATAATCATACCTTTTAAATTGGCTGAGCTTGAATGTGCTGCCCTCTTCATCAAGCGGGCGTTGCTGATACTGAGCACTCCATTCCCGGGATCCGATATTGTCGCGAATCTGTTTCAGTTTGCTAAGCGGATAAAATCTTCTCCACAATGCCTCACCGATCTGCCGTTTCGTAAGTGTGCAATTTTCCTCAGCAATTGCAGGAAGTGACAAAACATGCCAGTTGTCTGTTTTCTTTTCAAGCAAATATCCGGCCAGATCTTCATAATGCCAGCGGGTCATCACAATCACAATGCGGTTGTCCGGCATAAGCCGTGTATAGGCTACAGACTTGAACCAGTCCTGCAACTTTTTGCGGGTTATTTTGCTCTCTGCATCCTCTCTTGATTTCAACGGGTCATCGATTAAAAACAGGTTTGCACCACGGCCGACGATGGCACCGCCAACACCGACACTATAATAATTACCACCATTTGTCGTTGAAAGTTTGTTTGCACCACGGCTGTCCGGTGAAAGGACGGAGGTTGGAAAGATTTCATTATACAATGGATGGAGAAACTGGTTACGCACTGCACGGCCGACATCACCGGCGCGCTCATATGAATATGTTGCTGCAATTATTTGATGGTTTGGATTTCTTCCGAGATACCATGCGGGGAAAAACTCAGAGACCTGCATGGTATTATGTGTTGGAATTAAAGTTTTACCAACAAGATAAAGGCCGTCTGGACTATCTACGGATATTGAATTTCCGGGTTCAGGATCACATTCCGTTACGGCTTTAATAGAGATGCGTCTTTGTGGTGCTAATCGTATTATTTCTTTTCTTGTTATTCTTGTAGGAATTTTTAATGTAGGCTGAAATCCAAGATAACTGACCTCTTTTGTTCCAGTTATTCCAGAGGATGATGTGCATGGTTCTTGTTTATAGTGACATACATGCCACCCAAAAGATCGAATAAGTTCTTTTATGTCACACGCTAAAATTGGGTCTGCTGTAGCAATTCTAACACGTCCTGTTTCACTTTCTACAGATCCATCGGTATCGATCAGCCCTGCAAGCAATTCAAGTCGTTGTTCAATTGAAGAAAATTTATAGATATCTGGAATATGTTTGTTTTTAAGAATATTTAAGTTTCTCAATTCATCAAGCATGCCATCTTTGTAATACTGATATATTACGCCTGTCGTGTTATGAATTGTCCGATATCCATTAATATATCCACAAGCAGATACGGCTCTTAATACAACTTCATCTTCATATGATGCACAAATTCTTGGCTCTCTTGATTGTCCATCACCAAGCCATGCGCCAAGTGCGTATGGATGCATTGGAAGTTTTTGTTCCTGAAATTGTATAGGCTGGATTAAGGGAAGCTGAAATGTAAATCGATTGCCACTAAAAAGTTTTATTCGTTTTCCAAATTTCGTCTTTTTTATAAAATGTTTTGTTTCATAAGTACACCATTTACCTTTAGATCTGTCCCATACAGTCCATTCATGGTTCTCATGACATTTAATCTTTTGTCCATTCGTGAATTCAACCTCAAGAGTTGCGAGATATTTTGGTGCTATATGTGTTACCATGGTTGGGTTGCCATCCAAGCCATAAACATAATCACCAATTTTTAAATCACCATGCTTTTTCCAACCAGACAGTGTAGGTAACTCTGTGAAATCACTAAGTAACTTTCCGTGTCTCGGAGGCATGAATATCATAAGCCTCCGGATCTTCCCGGCCTCGACATCCATCAGGGCTTTTGATATTTGAAGGTGATGGAGGGCAATATCATAACCCTCGAACATTATTCGAATATATCCGTGAAACTGGCTGAATGCCAGGTCTATTGGATCAGCCGTCTCCGCTCTCTGATTCAGTGCCACCAACTTTTATAACCCCTTCCTGATCCCC